CCCACCTTGTCCACCACCTGCTGGGTGCCAGTGACACCGGCGGTCTTCTCTGAGATGGCAGTGCGGTTGTTCAGGCGCACCTTGGCGGTCGCGGCCTTCACGGTCGCATCATCGCCCTCGATCTTCTCGTTGGCCGCCGCAGCCGCCAGAGCGTGCGTGGTCCACTCGTGAAGGACGGCCTTCGCCTTGCCACGCGGCAGCGCGGTCAGAAGCGGAGTATCAGTCGGGCTGATGTCGTAAACGATGTCCGAGAGGTCTTCCCGGTTGCCCTTGCCTACGCCGGCAGTGCCGGCAGCGTCATAGGCGGTGTAGACGTTTGCAATAGCCATTTCAGTTCCTGGGCAATCCAAGGCATGGAGGGAGATGCGCTCATCCGAAGAGCCTGCTCTTCAGGAGCTTGGTCGCATCCGCTACCCTGCCCGTCTGCTTCAGCCTCGCGCGGTCCTTGTTGTCCGCGCTGATGGCCGATGCAGCCTTGGATTGCTGGGAACCGGGCTTGAGGAGCTTGGGAGCGACCCTGACTTTGTTCAGCACGGCGGGCTTGCTCTTCTGGAGCTTCTGCCACTGCCATGCATCTCGAACGACCAGCAAGTGCCGATGATCCTCGATCGACTCAAACGCCTCTTTGCCGCTCAGTCCCAAGCTGTCCAGATAGCCGACAATCTCGGCCTTCTCCCCTGCACGGACCTTCTCGTCCGCCCATTCGGGAATCTTCGCCATCGCCAGCTTGCGCTCTTCCTCCAGGCGGGCTTGGGCTTGCGCCTGGGCCTGCTGTTGGAACTGCTGCTGTTCGGAGGCGATCTGCTGCGCGATGTCCTGTAGCTGGGCATTGCGCTGCTGGAACTGCACAAGTCGTGCGTTGTAGTCGTTCGGGTTCTCGGCAGCGAGCTGCTGCCAATTCACCGAGGAGAATTCGCCCATCAGCGCCCGTTCGAGGGTCTTTACACCCGCGTCCAGTCGCAGAAGACGATCCGCCCGCTCTTGCGCAAACTTCTGCCGCTCGCCCTCAATGGACTTGCGGTCGTTGTTCAGCGCTTCGAGCCTCTGGTGATGGAGTCCGTCGAGTTGGTAGCTCTTGATCAGGTCACGAAGCGCGGCCTTGCCCTCTTTGCCGTCGATCTTGATGGAGGCAGGAAGGTTCAGGATTCGGTCGGAATCCCATCCCAGCGCCTCGGCAAGTTCGTCCAGCGATTCGGGTTGCCAGTCTTCGGACTGAGCATCTCCTGACTGCCCATCGTCCGCAGATTCCTGCCGATCCCCTTCCGGGGGTACAGCCTCATCTGCGGCAGGCGCACTTTCGCCCCCTTCGCTGTCGCCAGCGTCGGGAGCAGAAGCCGCTTTTGACTGCACGCGCGGAGCAACGCCACCAGCGGGGGAGTCGCCGCCAGTAGCCTCCGAGGGTGCAGTCAGAAACGCCTTCAATCGGTCGTGAGTGGAGCCGGAAGCAGGGGCGCCCATGGAGCCGCCATCGGCTCCGCTGGCTGGGACGGCTTCCATCAAACGGTGCCGCATCAGTCGATCCTCCGCCCGTGCAGATTGATCGACTCAACCGCCGCCGCCCCTGAGTTGATGATGTCCAGCAAATGTCTCTCCACCGCGCGCGTAACCTGCATCGCCGTCACAAGCCGCGTGTGCGCGCCACTGTCGGTGAGGTTGACGCGCAGGAGTTGCGCATTCAAATCATCACGGACCGCCTGCAGGGATTCCCTGAGCAGGGGGTTGTTGAGCAGCTCCTGCGCCGCCTGTCCCCTGCGGACCCATTCCTCGGGCGAGAGCGACTTCTGCTCCGATTCCTGCGCTCGCCAGGTCAACTCCGGCCTTGAGTTCCATTTCGGTGATGGCCAAATCGCGCTCCTGAGCGCGGTCCAAAGCCTTGTCGCGAGATTCAATCTGCTTCTCCTGAGCGCGCGTCTGCGCGTCGATCTGCTTGCCGGTCACGTAGGGGTCAGTAGGCGGCTTCTGCGACTGCGCCCACTGCTGGTATTCCTTACTGGACGGGTCGGTGATGAAGTCCTCCGTCTCAAAGCCCAATTCGGTCTGAGCACGGCGGAAGAGCGCATACACGTTCTTCGGCTGCACCAGCCCGGGAACCGCTGCGGCTTTCTCCTGCGCCTGCGCCATCAGGCCGAGGTTCGCCCTTACCTCCTCCTTCGCCGCAGTCCCAAGCCCCACCGAAACGGTCAGGTTCGCGCGCTCGCGCCACTCGGTAGGGTTCGCCGTGATCCACTGATCCTTCAACTGGAACTTCTCGGCCCAGTTCTGATGCTTGGACAGCATCTTGTGCATGGACTGGTAGTGGCTGGCCAAACCCGTCTCTGCGAAGATGCGTGCAATGGCCTCGATACGTTGGTTGGCCTTGGCGCTGGCGTCCATGTAGGCGCCCTTGGTGGACTGCGCGAGTACGTCAGCCTCCACCCCGGTCGCCATCGCGCCAACGCCCGTCCTGCGGTCCCTCATGGCGTCGAAATGGGCGATAACAGGCAGCAGCCGGCCGGCAATGTCCGCCACGGGGACAGGAACCACCGCCCCAACGGGAGGACCATCGTTGGCGATGTGCCCGCCCGGTCGGTTCACCTGCAACATGGCCGAATTGACGGTGTTCTTGTCGTAGATCAGCCGGTGGTTGTTGGCGAAATACGTGTTGTCCAGCAATCCACGGGTCAGGGCGGTGTGAATCCGCTGCAAATCCTCCAGCAGGTCATGGAAGGACAACCCAACATGCTCATGCGGGGTCGGGATCGGCGTCCAGGACTCAAACTGCACGTCATCCACGACCTCATTGCGCATCACCCCATGACCACCCACCAGCAGCAGGCGCTTCTCTGGGTAACCGTCGTCGTCGTAGTCGATGTCCAGCGTGCATTCGAGCAGTTCAAGCTCTTCTGTGGCCCAGTCAATGCCATCCTCGTCGAGGGCCTCCGTCCGCTCGTTATCGACGTTCCTCGCCTGCTCGGTGTCGCTGATGGACCAGTCGTAACTGGTGGCGTCCGTCGCCTCAGCACGGGTAAAGCCCATCTCCAGCAGCTCACCGCGCATCAGCGTCCTGCGATGACCGACGAACTTCGACTCCTTCACCGAACCCTTGCAGCCGTCATCCACCAGAACTTCATCCGGGGGCACGGGAGCCAAGCGCAACCGACCTTCCTTGCATCGCACACGGAACCTCACGTCCCATGTCTGCGGCATCCCGGGAGCGGTATGGCTGGCCGACGCTTCCAGCACCTCAACCTCGCCGTACTGGGCCAGCTCCTGCTCAAGCAATGCCAACTGGTCCTGAGACAGGCCGGTGTATTCGTCCTCGTGGACCTTTTCCTCCTCCTCCCACCAATACTTCACGTAGCCGACGCGCTGCATCAGAGCATCCTTCAGCCACGAGTAAATCAGCATGAAGCCGTTGTTCTTCTTCCACAGGACGTGAGAGACGTAGGCCGACTCCTGCTTTGCGAGGTCCTCATCCTCTGGCCCAACGGGATCGAACTGCACCGCCTGCTTCGTGGTGAAAATGCGCATCAGGGACGGCATGATCCACTCGATGGCGTCCATCAGGTCTTTGGTCACGACCTGGGCACGGCCGGGAATCTCATTGCCCATCGGCCTGCCGTAATAGGCGTTCAGCGCCGCCTCCCTCCGGGCATCAACCGTGCTGCGACTGCCGCCTATGGCGCGTCCTACGCGCTTGGCTACGGCCGCTCGCAACTGGTCATCGGACATTTTCGGCACGTGGCTTCCCCTTCTTATCCACGGCATCAATCCTGCCAATCAAAGCGGCAACTTCCTCCGTAAGAACCAGCACCTGCCGCAGGAGGCCAAATAGCTCATTCTCCACGCTCTTCAAACGCCTCTCGATGTTCTCAAGACGCTTTTCGGTCGCAATGCTCACGCCGGCACCTCCTCGAATGTCATGGCCGGCACCTGCCAGTCCTCATCGTTGGTCAGCTCAGGCTCTATCACGGCGAGCATCCGGAATGCGTCGCAGCCGTGAGAGTTCGCGTCGTGAAGCGGCGCGCCCGGCTCGTTGGTCTTCTGGTTGATCGCCCTGCGATAGCGGGCAAGCCGGTTGTACAGCTGGCCGGCGTTGTCCTGGTCGATATACACCCGGGGGAACAGCATCCTCGCCGCCTTGATGCCGTCTTCCACGCTGATGTTGGGGACACACGGCCAGTACACCGGCCTGCCCAAGGCTTTGAGAATCTCCCGTGGGCTACGGCCGGACTCCGCTGACTTCGCCTTGCCGTCGTGCGGCAGGTAGTCCTTGCCCCAGCGGTACTTCAGGTCGGCCAGCTCTACCGCATAGCTTTCATAGGTCCGGTGGGTATCCTCGATGTACCGGATGATCCGGATTTCGCTGGCCTGCTTCTGGACCAGCAGGATCGACATGGAGTCGTTCCAGCCAAGATCCCAGATGGTGTGCACCTTCAGCAGCGGATCATAGGGGACGTTGCGCAGCCTGCGAGCCGACTTCAGGGCGACGATCTCGCCGTGGTAAATCGCGCCCTCTACTGCGGCTCGGCACTTGCCTTCCCAGATGTTGTCGTAGTCGTCCTGGGTGCGCTTCCCTAGCTGAACCTGCCGCAGGAAGTCCTGTCGCTCGGCCTCAAGGACCTCGGGGAACCACGGGTTATCCCGCCAGTTCATCTCAACGACGATTGCATTTTCCGGCGTGTCCATCACGAACCGGGCGAACACCTCGTCGGTATCCAGCTCAGGATTGAAGCTGAACCAAATCTCCGAGCCGTCCTTGCGGATAGTCGGGATCAGGATGTCCAGCGAGCGACGGGTGACCGCTTGGGCCTCCTCCACCCAACAGATGTCGATGCCCTCGAAGGACTTGATGGACTCTGCCGTCTGGTCAGACAGGCCGGCGAAGATGAACAGCGACCCGTTACGGCCCCGAATCTCCGTCTCTAGCACCTCGAAGAACTGGCCCAGCCCCATCGCCTCGATCTGGTCCGACAGCAGCCTGTGCACGGACTGCTTGATGGACTTCTGGATTTCGCGCGTGCACAGGATGCGAATGGGACGCTGGAATGCCTGGATCAGTAGACCCCTGGCAAAGCCCCAGCTCTTGGCGCTACCCCTCCCGCCGCGCGCCACCTTGTAGCGCATCGGCTGAAATAGCATCTGCAGCTTGGCGGGGAACTTCCACTCCGGCTGACCTACAGGAGCCATGGCGTTCATAGGAACCGCATCCCGCGCGCCATGCGCATTTGGAGCGATCTAGAGCCGGTTGCAGGAGCCTCGGCCGCGATGGTGATCGTGAGCGCCTGAGTGTCACTCCCGGCGTCGTTGACCGCCTCTACTGTGAAGTTGGCCACTTCCTCCGTCGTCGGCGTTCCTGTGATAGCCCCGGTTCCGGCGTTCAGCGACAGCCCGTCTGGCAGCGCGCCAACCGTGACCGACCATGTGAACGGTCCGTCTCCGCTGGCCGCTATGGTTCGTGAATAGGACGAGCCGACGTAGCCATTCGCCAGCGTGGCTGTCGTTATCGTCGGCGCAACCTGAGCGCGCGTCGTAGCGGTAAACCCATCGGACACACCCCCGATGGTCACCGTAGCCGTAACCGCGGTTTCGTACGATCCGCTGGACGTTACTCTCGCGCGGACCTCATCGCCCTCCGCGCGCTGAACGTCTCCGGCCAGGGCGCCGAGGCC